ATTTGCCAAGAAATAATTATGATAGTTATGAAACATTTATGCAAGTTATTAATGAATATTTTAAAATAGGGGATAGCAATAAAATAAAAATATATTTTCGTAATACGCGCCATCTTATGATATTAATTGACAATAAGGATGATTATGCAAATTATATCAGAGACGTAACACCACTTGCTATTCAAATTATCAGAGATGTTATACATGATGAAAATCCATCTTCTCCGCCTCCGCCTCCGCCTCCGCCTCTGTCTCTATCAGATTTACAAGAATCAGAATCTGGTTATAATTCACGAGATTCATATAGTGTATATACTACAGATGATCAAGATGGTAGAGGTTATAAAAAAAATAGCATACCTAAATTATCTTCCAATAGAAAAGGTTTAATTGTTAAAAAGAGTCCTAATAAAAAAAGTTTAATTGTTAAAAAGAGTCCTGTTAAAAAGAGTCCTACTAAAAAAGGTTCAATTGTTAAAAAGAGGCCTACTAAAAAAAGTCCTGTTAAAAAGAGGCATGAAAAATAAAAGAATTGTTCAAAGTAATATTGCTCTTAAAGAAAGTCGTTTAAATAAGATTGTAAAACTCCATGAATGGAGGAAATATTTATTAGGCATCATTAAATATGACACATATATGTATGCTCTTGTTTGCAACATCATAAGCGACATCTATCGCAACCAGAACAATAATGCTCATGTGGTGATTAAGAATCTAAATTATAATATAATAATTATCAATTTTTTCTAAAAAAACAACTAATTTATTTGATTTATGAACAATCGTCGGGTTGTCATCATTCCTTTGCGCAATTGTTCGAATGAACAAAGCAATGTTTGTGCCCTTTTGGCACAAAGGTTGAAGCAAAAGAGGACAAATTGTTTTAACGGCATATTTCCGCAATAATTCCAGCAATGCCATTATTTTTTTTGTTCAACCGGACATTATTCGCCTTTTGCGTGATGCGTGTTGTGCATGTCGTGCATGTCGTGCATGTCGTGCATGTTGTGCGTGTTGTGCATGAGAGATTTTTTGATTTTTGCTTATTATGCAAACTAGATGTAAATCTACTATATTGTGTTTATTTCTGATATTTTTGCCTAAAATTATTGATAATAATAAAATGATAGGCTATGACCAATAACACTTAAGAAATCGCCTACTAAAAAGAAATCGCCTTCCAGAAGGAAATAAATTACATTACATTTCGTTGCAATTCCATGAAATGTATTGCAATGCAATGTAATTATTAGATGCCAAACTAATAACGCACAATATAATATTCTTTATAATAATATATGGAATTAATAATATTACCCAACCAATTATTTCCAGGCATATCAAAAAAATTCCCCGAAGTTCGCACATTAATTTTGATAGAGGAACCGCGTTATTTTACTGATTTTCGCTTTCATAAGTTAAAACTAATATATCATCGCGCATCTATGAAAAAATACGCACATGATGCCGAAAAAGATAATATGAACATGGAAGTGTCATATATTGATTATAATAAACTTGATTATTCTAAATTAAACAAGAAAAACATGTTCTATTTTAATCCAATAGATCATAAATTACTACAAGAATTACAAAAGAAATTGCCTTTGGCAACAATGATCGATAATTTGGCTTTTCTTCAAACCCCCGAAGAAATTTATTCATGTAAAAACGAGTTTTATTCAAAAGAAAAGCATAAGTATTCATTTAGTAAATGGCATATATTGCAACGCAAGCGGTTAGCCGTTTTAATAGAAGAAAACGGCAAACCTACCGGCGGGAAATGGTCTTTTGATACGGAAAACAGAAAGAAATTACCAAAGGGGCAACAATTACCAGATGCATTGCCTAATTACGATAATAAATATTATCGTGAAGCACAGGCTTATATAAATTTAAATTTTGCAAATAATTATGGGCAAAATGACGCATTTATATATCCGATAGATACCGCAACCGCAAAAAAACACTTTCGCAATTTCCTGCAAACTAAATTAGAACATTTCGGCAAGTATGAAGACGCTATCTCATCAAGTAATCATTTTCTTTTTCATTCAATAACTAGCCCGATGATGGGCATTGGGTTATTGACTGAAGAAATGATAATAAAAATGACATTACAATATAAACCAGATGTCCCTTTATCATCATTAGAAGGTTTCATTCGGCAAATATTAGGATGGCGCGGTTATTGTTATGCGATTTATTTGTTAAACCCAAAATTATATTCAATGAATCATTTCGGCCATCATGGCAAAATTAATGATAAGTATTGGACAGGAATCGGCATTTTGCCCATAGATAATTGCATTGCATCAATGCATCACTGCTCATATGTCCATCACATTGAACGCCTTATGATACTTGGCAATTGGTTCTTAATTAATAGAAAAGACCCAAAGGAAGTCCATCGCATATTTATGGAATGGAGCATTGATGGGTATGATTGGGTAATGACGCCAAATGTTATGGGAATGAGCCAGCATGCCGATGGCGGAATGATGATGACACGCCCTTATTTTTCTTCATCTGCATATATTTTGCGTATGAGCGATTACAAAAAAGGCATTTGGGCGCAAATTTGGGATGCGAAGTATTACTCTTTCATCGCGGATAATATAGATATGCTACGCAAAAATTATGCAACCGCAATGCAAGCGCGCCATTATTCCAATAAAACGCCGGCCGAAAAGGCGCGATTGGCGGAGATTGACGATAAGCATATGTATTAATTTTGAATAACAATAATAAAGATAAGTATGAAAGAACTTTTATTTAATAATTTTAATATATATCACATTGAGATACCACCATTTTTCACCTTTGTTAGTATACATTAAACTATCTTTTTTATAGCGGATATATTTTGGATTAAGCACTTTAATCTTTTCTTTTTTTATTATTTTAAATAAAATATTGCGCGGTAGAAATACTTGAAAATTATTATGATCAAAGTGATATTCTGAATCAGTAAGATTATTTATATACATCCCTTCACAGTAGCCTTCAATTATATATATATAATAAGGGGCAGGTCTCCATACATCTATACTACAGTATAAATCATCTGGTATTAAAGACCACTGAGAATATGTTAATATATTATTGCTGTTATACTGTTCCTGCATGCACCGAAATAGGCGGCCATGTATTTTTATCTTTGTCCTTTCTATCAAATTGTCTAATTCTATTATAAATTTGTTTATTTTACTTTCAATATAAGGAAGTTTTAAAGAACCAGGAAGATCTCCTTTTAATAAGTATTTTTGAACATCAAAAATATTAAATAATTTTGATGGTTTAGACATTATTGCTTTTGCAACAAGTTCCATTTCTGCTTTAGTAAAATTTACCATACCCATTTTAGCAATAAGATTATCGTTTTTTAATAATACTTTGTCTGGGTTAATTTTAAAAAACTGTTGTAATTCCATATATATATTACAAATTATTAAAAAAAAAGCGGAATTTAATAAAAGCAAATATGAAGTTAGATATAATGATCATTCTAAATATTTTGAATTGTCTGAAAATGATATAATAAGCACAACTATGCTTGTTCAAATTGAATTATATGATAAAAAAATGATCAAATATAGTATCGGAAACAAATTCGGGTTTATTACGAACTTGCACGACAAAATGTTAATCGACAAGTTTGCAAATAGATTACTAAGTATATCTGATTATAACAAACTAAGTGCAAATTTTAGTGGGTCTAAACTACGAGATTGGCTCTCTGAACAAGACGTTATTTATAAATACATAAAATATGTTAAAATATCTCCATATAATACGTTTTCACGGCATTATGCTTTAACATTAGAAACAACATATGTTAGACTATATGATTCATTATGTTCATCTGATCTGGGAATAATAGCGGGGCTTGCCCGAGGTATGCGATTTAATATATTTTAACAATAAAATATAATATTAAATGTTTGTCGCATAAGTTATTAATTGGTTTTATATTAACATTATAATGAACGTTTTTTTGTTCGAATGAGCATCGCCACTAAGTAATAAAGAGGACGAATACTTATGTTCTTTAATAAATAATGCTACTTCTTTACATTTATTACCGAAAAAAGACAAAGAAACTGATATAATTATGGATGGTATAAAACCCCAGGTATAATGTTTTATCTATTTATCAGCCTAATTTAAGATAAGACAGGCAAGAGAGCCCGCATGAACCGGCGTTTTATAGGTATAAATCCGGTCTTTTATTTCCGGGATTTAAGAGAAATTACTTCATTATATATGATCATATTATTTTTGTTAGTATAATGCAAATATTAGGTTAGGTATAATTGATTATTTTAGAGCCTGGCGTATACTATAATAATACTAATTATTATTATAGTATAATGATAACCACGTCCGCGAATTTTGGTTGCATTGATAATATTAATTCAGATACTAATAGAACTCTCGCCGCAATATCATTAGCAGGCTACGATATTACTGCATCAGTTCAAAATGATGATAGCGTTAGTATACTTCGCCAATTATTTGAAGATATTGGCGTTGACATCCCAGATTTTAATATGACACAACTTGGTGTTTCGGGTATTATACTAAAAGATACTCACGATAATCGCAAAGTTGTAATTATTGAACAATATTATAATATATTTGATTCGCTAATGGTTATTACTACTGGAAGCACACATGATGATATTTATGTCCGAAGTTATAATGTAGATCGCACATTTTATTATAGTAATGATTCATTTCATGATACACTTCCCCATGAAACACCTGTTGAATTCATAAGAAGATTTATTGGCGAATAACTATTATTTTTTCTTTGCTATTTACATAATTATACAAAAAAACCAGACTTAATTGCCGATGCTTCAATAATTTATTAAGAATTATTGAACAGGTATTCATTTTTTAAGGCAACATATATTTGCCTATATAAAAATAAACATAATATTTTTGCATGCGTTGTTTATTACATAAATAGCCATATGTCCAAATTTATGAACATCGGCTATATCATACTTTATGAGATAGCCGATAATGAACAAGGTAAAAGTAAATGCTATGATTTTTGTATAATGAAGATTATTTTGGACATGTTTTCAATAGGAAACATATATTTATGGACAAAATAATCTTCATTATATAAAAAATGCGGATTTAAAGAAATAAATGTCCCTGAACATATGCAATAATTTCATCACATTAAGAATCCATGGCTACATGATGCAATCATTGGTTTTATTTTGTTTAGATAATTTAATATCTTCGTTATATAGATTGGATTTATCTTGTAATTGTCTGAAAATTTCATCGGGGTCTACTACATTAATTTGTCTATAATGTAGCTTCAAACTATTTAAAAAAGTAGTTTTTCCTGCATTACTAGTGCCTATTATTAATATAATCATATCATAAAAAAATGGCGACAAAAACAGAGGCACCCCATTCGGCCGATTTGCCCAAGAAATGCAAGAATTAGCAATGAATTTGATTTTCTTGTGATGTAAATCGTGATGTAAATATATTTGTTGATTTTTTTTGAAAGAATCGCTAATCTGATCTAGGAACTACTTGAGTATGTCCTGGTCTATAAGGAGAAAAAGACTGCCATACTTAAGGCACTCATTCCTTTGCAATGCCAATGCAAAGGAATCTGCAACTGAAACGGACTTACGCAGAAGTCTGTGGAAAGTAATGAGGGTTCCCGCCCGCGCCTGTTATTTTATTATGCAATGCAATTATTTGGTTAATAACATTTGCCTTTGCTTTTTTATATTATTTATGCAATGCAATGCTAATTTCATGAAGCCATTTATGAAAATAAACCCTATTGAATAACCCTTGGCTATATAAATCAGGCGATACATTAAGATAATAATGCGCAAGTGCATGACGCATTTTTTTATCAGCCTTTTTGTTTAAAAGAATATCATTAATATGATCTAACTGCCTTTCTTTGTCAGGGAATGGATAACTAGATTCATAATGCGGACTAGGCCAATAATCCGCGTGCTCGTATATATATTTAGCTATGCCAATAATTTCTTCTTTTATTATACAATTTCTATCAATACAACTTAATATTTCTCCGGGTGAATATGTTTTACATGTGCTATTTTCTCCATGTGATCTACTTGCATCATATATTTCTCTTGGGTGATAACTAGTCGCCTTGTTCTCTCTTATTTTACGGGTCATTACATGTTCAAGCTTTTCGTCTATTAGATCATCAACCCGATCTAACGTATCATCCAATGGTCTTCCCTGAAGAACTCTTTTACAATCACGTATCCAACAACTAGGTGAAAACCTTGGTCTACGGGAATCACCTACTATTTTTGTAGTATACCCCAGCTTTGCCTTATTTAATCTCTGGCAAATCCATGCTTTCATTTGAGGCGGGACAACAACTTTTTTTTTATCCATAATCTGTTTATAAAAATAGTCAAGGAGACGTTCTCTGTGAGGTGTTAACCGTTTCGACATTGTTTACTTACATAATATATATTAATACAAATAGTAACAAATAAATAATAATATTTTCAATTATTAGAAAGGTCCTTAAAAGAGATGCACAATTTATTACATAAAATAGCACTTATCGCTATAATTTATAGCCTTAATCTCATCAGGGTCATTTTCAAATTCTATATCTTCTGTTTCATATAATATGTAATGATTTAGAGGCATACACCCTGTCATATATATAGAACTTGGTCGCCAACATATGACAGGAATTTCTGGAGTTAATAACAACATATATATTTTTTACCACTTGGGCTTTCATAGTATTCTGGAATGATCATGATTAATTATTATCTTATATTTATTGTTATGCCATTCATTACATATATGATGTAATGCCTTAGGAATAATACGGCCTCATTTTTTTGAAGAACAAAAATATTATAACATAATTGAAAAAATATTAATATAAGCATAATCATAATGACAGAAGCATACAAAATATTTGCGTTAATTGTTGAAACATATATATGCAAGCATGATGTGCGCAAAAACAATGATATATATATTTCTAGTATAAAGCGTTTATATTCCCCGGTGTTTAATTTTGGCGAGGTTATGACCATGGAAACATGGGGGAATATAACGGACAAAAAAATTTCTAAACTATTATATCTCGCTATTCCGTATCTACCGAATCAGATAAACAGGTATAACCTGAATAAGATTATAAAAATGTTATTCAATTTATCCCTATGGAACACTATGGAAATTATTATAAAAAAAGATAAGTGGTGCAATATTAATATAATGATGCATCTTGCAGAATCAATGATGCATCTTGAATTGCCATCTAAAGAAAAAATTATTAGATTCATGAACATGATCGAGTATAATTATTCAAACACAGAAATATATGATATAGTAAAAAAATATATTCATGATGCTGAGTTTTGTTTTTCTGTTATAAATATCGCATCAAAGGGCGATTTTGTTCTTAGAAAAAGTTATTTATACCATATATACGAAACAACGCGATGCTCAATGATTGACACGGGGTTTTATGTCAATGTTAATGCCAACAAAAAGGCAAAATATGCACTACGGGAATTAATTGCAGATGAGAATTTTGTCGAAACATTGAGAGGGGCTTGGATAATGGCGTGTATTAGGATATAACCAAAAGAAACATATAAAATCTTTGTATAATATTCATTTTTCTAAGGCAAAATATGTTTGCATTAATCAGACATATATCAAAATAAACCGGCTATCGCATAATTTATGAGATATCTGATTATGCGATAGCCGATATAAAGATTATCTTGGAATTATTCCCAAAAAAGGAAACATATATTTATTGACATCTGATAATTTGCGTGTTTGTATTAGGGATAATACAGACATCATTAACACGCAAAGTAAAAAAATGTATAAATCTTTACTATGCGCGCAATTATCTGCATTTGATTTGAAAAAATCTCAACAATACAAATAATTGCGCACAATTGGACACGTAATACAGAAATTAGATTATTATACTTCATTAATATAACCGAATTATTATACTTCATTAATATAACCGAATTATTATACTTCATTAATATAACATTTTTGACAATGATTTAATTTATCGATAATGCGATTCTCAATAAATTAAAGGCACCTTTCCAATAATTATACCAAAGTATTTAAAATTAATCAATATGATGTAATAAAGGAACCTCATCTTTTGGACACACAAGAAATTTCGCGCAGAGTAAAACGCTTATATTATAACTTGCGTCTCACAAGAAGCTTTCTTGTGAGAAATAAAAATCCGCAAAAAAGGCAAACCGTGCCCGCAGAGAAATACCTGCGCGGGCTTGGCTGTTTAAAAAGACTGTTAGATCGTTTGCGAGA